GCTCGCGTCGGTTGGCGGTGCCCAGCCTTTCAACTACTCTGACGACTTCTCGACGGACGGCATGATCACGTCCCTGCTCGCGCAGGTATCGGGCGCCCAGGGCGCTGTTGGTACCCTCACGTCGGTCTCCACGGGAATCACGGCCGCTGTGGGTCAGGGTGCCTCGGAGTCGTCTTCGCTCATTGGTGCCGAAACGTTCGACGTCAGCGGTGTTGCGGAGTTCGAGTCGGGCGTCAACTACCTGCTCGCGAAGGTCATCCTTGCCTCGAACGTGCGCTGCGAGGGCAAGAACCCCGTGGAGGTTGCCAAGCTGCAGCTCAACGGCCAGGACCGCTTCACGGAGCGTGAGGGTGCCTACTTCGACAAGGTCCAGCCTTACCAGCACCACAGCCGCTCGCCGTCTACGGGTATCAACGTTTACTCGTTCGCCCTGCGCCCCGAGGAGCACCAGCCCAGCGGCACGTGCAACTTCTCGCGCATTGACAAGGCCACGCTCCAGCTCACGGTCTCGCTCAACACGGTTGTCGGCACGCGCACGGCGCAGGTCCGCGTCTACGCGCTCAACTACAACGTCCTCCGCGTCATGTCCGGCATGGGTGGCCTCGCGTACAGCAACTAAGCGTAAAACGCTTAGCGCTAACCGTAATGCAAAAAATAATAATAATAATAAAAAAACACAAATAAGCGTCTGAATTGACTTTTATTTGTGTTTGAGTTTCCTAATGGTTAAAAATATTTTTCTTAAAGTAAGTCTTCATACTTAACATCTTTAGTTTTGATATTTTTATCGAATATGTACAACCACATCCGTTCAAGAGTCCACGGACAAACCAGACAATTAGTCATGTTGTTGTATTGCGTATTATTTACATCGACCATCACTTTTCGAATGACTTCATAGAACTCCTTTGGTCTGTTCAGGATACATGATTTTGGGACAATATATTGAGCGCCCCAACAAACGTTAACTGTATCAGAAAGAGGACTATCAAATAGTGCTTTGAACGATTCGCGAGTTCTTGTATATATATTGTGCGATTCTTGTACTACGTAGTTTAATGATCTAGTAACATCAGAATTATTGATTGACTGAATACATTTATTTAGATAATTTATATTTTTTTCCCAGAGGTGGTCAAACGGATGACCTTGTAAGAAAACTACATGATCTGGTAAGTTATCATAATGTTCAATAATATACCTCAAATACGTTTCCGCCTCTCTTCCAACATTTGGAATATCTTTGTCTTTATCATAAATCTTGTATGGACAAGATAACTCTTTTACCCAAGAGACATCTTCCTTAAATTTTGCAATTACAGCAAGTACTTTTATATTAGAGCCATCCATATTTTTAGTAGTCATATTAATTACGTTTAAACTATTTTTACGTATATTATTACAGTTAAAATGGTCGTATAGTGATAATATAAGTGCGTAATGTTCACACTACGTGATTGGCAAACTTTACCAAAAGACAAACGTAATTATATTATCCAAGCATCAACGACTGATGGAAAAGATGGAAAACAAGATTTTCCTATTGGAATGAGTTATCATTACCTTTGTCACAATAACTCTCGAAAAGAGACCCAAATAGGTCCTCATAATAAACTTGTCTTGTTTGCGATCGCAGAACAGACTGATCTGTATTCAAAAAACAAAGAAAGAAAAACGACTCGCGAAAAAGTTGTATCTGTACTTTCTGCAAACGGTATTCCGAATATACAAATAGATCCAAGTCAATACTTTGTATCTCTACCGTCATACAAATTCGTAGTTTCTCCGGAAGGAAAAGGTGAAGACTGTCATCGCCATTATGAAGCTTTAATGGCTGGATGTATCCCTATAGTTGAACACAATCCACATATCGAAAAACTATATGAAGGATGTCCGATACTGTACACTTATGACTACTCAGAAATAACACCAGAATATTTAGACCAAAAGTACTCTGAAATGTTTGATAAATTATATGACTTTTCCAAACTGTTTTTATCGTCATATTCTACTAACGCTCAAGAATACATAAAATACTGTTCCAACTTTTGGGCCTCTTTCAGAACAGGAAAATCCGTGTATCGCAAATGGGGGAACTTTATATAAAAATATGAATGCTTACTTATTAATGAAGCTATATAATAGAACAATATCTAGAGTTATAGAGCATCATGCTAATCTTCCACCACCCAAACCAGATATTGTGGATCTAGTATATTACACCATTGGTTTCAATCCAAAATACTTGGATCTTTTATATATGTCAATTGAATCAATTCGTAATAAAAATGACATAGATATACTAGTTATATGTGACGAGTCACTTCTAACCCAGTGTACGGAAAAACTGGCATGCTTCAAGAACGTTTGTGTTGAACAGTGTAAGAATTCTATTAACGCAATGGATTCATCTATGAAGAAGCTTCTCATATTTGACTACGATATTTCAAAGTATTCAAAAATTATGTACATTGATTCGGATATTTTAGTAGACTTACAACTTGACCAGATATTTATTAAAATCGTAAATGCTAAGAATCTATACGCATTTGCCGAACATAAAGAATATGGGTATCATGCAACGAAGTTTTTTTCGTTGATGAACTATACTTACGATGACTATACCTTCTTTGCTAAAAATAAGATTTATCCATTTAATTGTGGTCTGTTTGCGTTTGTAAATACTCCAATAATGAAAGCTCATTTTGCTAATATATTAGACATGGTTGAGAAACACGAAGGAGAATATTATTATGAACAGTCGTTTATGAACGTGTACTTTAACAAACGTAAGTTGGTCGATACGACTGTGATAAATGATACAAACTGTATCATGAATATTAATTTTTCAGATATGAAACCTTCGTATGATAAGTTGACATGGACAAAGAATTCTTTCCGGAGCAGGTTCTTTCATTTTTGTTACAATCAAGGAGCAGACGTCAAATTGTTAGAAATGACATGGTGGAAAAATAAGTACTTCAAGTAATAATAAATGGACGCTACACTTGCTGCTGGTTCTCGTCGTAAGACTATGCGCAGCAAGAAGATTGGATCCCGTCGTAAAGTGTGGAACGGAACGGCCGAGAAGACGAAGGGTGGTTTAACGCGCAAAGATTTGAAGAAGAACAAGCATGGACGCATTGTGAGCGTCAAGCGTAGTGCGCGCGGTGGAGCGATGGCAATGGCTGGTGGGTATGACAGCAGTTCTGACGAGGACAAAAAGAAAGATGAGGAATAAATAATGAAGGTCAAGACTTGGCACGTTGGATGTCTAGTCGTTTTAATTGCTGCGGCTTTGTACTTTCTTGTAGGTACTCGTGAAGGCATGGACGACCCAAAGTGCCCTGTTGGAGCTCCAGGTATCAGCTCGGTAACTCTGACTGGTGGTCAGAAGGTTCGGTTGTACACTGCAGGAGAATGCTCCGCGATGGGAGGGAACTTTGCTGCGAATGGTAAGAAGAATTGGGGAATGGCTAACGATAGTGTTGGCGAGTGCATAGGTACATCTAACGGAATCAATGTTGGATTCTGTAATCAGGGTGCTCCTCCTTCGTCCGCAGCCCAGACAGCTGTATCTCCTCCTCCTCCACCAGCCGCTCCTGCCACTCCAGCTGCCGGTTCATCTATGACTCCGGCAGTCCCATCGCCGACCCCATCAACTGCTGCAGCTCCGGCGTATAGTTTAACATGTATGGCTGCTCCGGTTTCTGGAATGGTTGGTTCAGTCGGTATGCCCGAAACTCCAGCTTCTTGGAATGTCTCTCAGCCTCCGTCGGGATGGAATTCTAAGAACGGGTACACCACTACTGGAAACTAAACTAAACTAAACTATTTTAAGGAATAAACCTTATGAATACCGGCCTATTCGTATAGTTGGTTAGTACGCGGGACTCTGAATCCCGAAACCTAGGTTCGAATCCTGGATGGGCCATAAAGCATTTTAAACGCACCGACTTAAAAAGTATAAAAATGCCGGAGTTTATCGTTGAAGCGAAGACTGTCCAAACAGGCGCTGTTCGCACACTGACGGAAGCTTTGAAGTGTATTTTGGTCGAGATGTCCCTCATTTTTGACAAGGAGGGAATTCGGATGGTTGCGATGGATAATACCCGCACGGTTCTCGTTCATTTGCGTTTGTATGCCGACAAGTTCGAGAAGTTCTCGTACAACCATAATCAGGGCAAGTTCGTGATTGGAATTAATACTGATCATCTGTACCGCATTCTGCGCACGGCCACCAATGATGATACTGTCACATTTTACGTTGACCATACGGATCCTAATACTTTGGGTATTCTTCTGGAGGACGGCGAGAAGAAGCAGGTGACGCGGTACAAGCTCAATCTCCTAGATCGCGACGAGCCAGATATCCAGTTGCCAGAAACCGAGTTCTCGGCGCATTTCACGATGCCGTCACTAGATTTCCAGAAGATTTGCCGCGACATGACTCTGCTAGGAGCTAAGACCGTAGAAATCAAGAATGTTGCTTCGTCACTCACGTTCGGATGCAAGGGCCACTTCGCTTCCCGAACGACCGTAATGGGCGACTCGGAGAACGAGTTTTCAATCAAGAAGAAGGATAATGC